TTGACATTCAATAGCACCATCGTTGTCAATCATGACAGCTCCTGCACTAAAGTATGAAGTTATTAAATTACTTACTTTTTCTGGTACATAGTTCATTTCTGTACGTACATCAGAACCAGTAGCAAGACCTACAGACGAGCTGTGGTATGCATGACAGTCCCTAGTTGTACTAGAAATTGATAGTCCAGAATGAGTAAACCATAAGAAACCAAGCCATCTCTTAGCGGTCATTCCACCAGCATAAGGTAAGTCAGCTTCTCCTACATATTCTGATCTACTAAATTGGTCGATTTGTAGTAAATCTGCCCAACCAGCAGGTGATACAACAAAGTATCTTTGTCCGTCATCTGGTACATCTGCCTCACCAAATGATTCATATACTGTTAGTGCTTTAGCCAATGTTAAAGCAGCTGAACCATGAACCACGTTGTTTGAGTTAGAACCAGCATCGAGTACATCGATAATTAATTGATCCATTTTACGTCCCAGAGCAGCCGCAGCAGATTGTGCTAACACTTGTCTCTCATCGATGTTTGTTTTAAGTTCATCTAAGCTATCAACATAGTCGGCAGCATAGAAGTCACTTAATGTAACATCTACTGTAGAATGTGTTACTTCCATTGTGTTGACTTGTCCATGTCTAGATTTAGTAGACGCAGAACCTTTACCAACCTTTTGGAATCTTGCTTGGTTACCTGTGACATTGTTTGTATTTCTTACTGTATTACGCAATTTGGAACCCATCCTTTGGTAAGCCATGTGGACTTCTGCTTCAAACTGCTTAATAAAAGCATTAGAAATTTGCGTTGCCATATTAAGTCTCCGTTAGTTATTTACCACAGTTGTCCATCTTTAGCTTAGATCGGTTATCCAAACAGGACCGATGTCATCTAATATGGGCTGTATATCTTTATATACCCCTTGTATATACTTGTAAAAATACAATACTTTTACACCTCTGACAACAATTTCCTTATCAGAAAATGTAAATCCTAACCATTTAAGCCATTTAATTGTTGTTTTATTAGATTCAGGTACAAAGTTATATACAAATTCATAGTCAGATAAGAAATAATTAGCCCACTTTTTGGTTCTTTTTGTAAAGTATTTCCAATCATCATCAATTTTATCTGATGCAAGAAACCAAACTGTACCTTTTTTTAAGTTATTTGCTGTAGAAACTGCTCCGAACATAGCTACTACTTCATCATTTTTAAGAATTGTATAGGTATTTATGTTACCTCTACGATACCTAAAAGGGTTTACTAATGATTGTGTAGGTGTATTTCCAGCTAAGGCACACTCCTCTATGTCTTGTTTCCTTAACTTTTCAGCTAATTCAAACGCATGAGTAGGTGTGCCTTTTTCTACATACAGTCTAGATTTGTCCTGTTGCATTCAGTCTAGCCCACATATCGTCAACTCTTTTGACGAAACTAGCATCTCTGTATCTTGGATCAAAATATTTTGGATCTTTCATCATATTTTTTACATCATCTACAGATAACGCTCTATCAGGTTGAGCTACTTGTTCTGACCTAGAAATACTACTTCTCATAGCATCTTGCATTCTTTCTAGTGCCTGAACCCCCAATGCTGACTGACCTAATGTAGCTGAGATTACCTCAAATTCTTCTGGTGGAAATGTAGATTGAGCAAATGCTGTAACAGCATCTAATCTTTCTCTAGCATTTTCACCTAGTTTTTCAGCTTCAGCTTCTAAATTAGGCTGTCCTCCTACCATCATGTCTACATATTTTTCTACACCTGTTTGAAATACTTCTTCAGGCATACCTAAATCATGACAATGATCTCTCCACCAGCCAGTTAATGGGTTTTCTTCTACCATTTCTTCAGTTATTCCCTCTACAAGTGGAGGTAATTTATAACCTGATGGATCTTCTGGAAGCCCCTCTGTTGCTTCTGCTTGTAATTCAGTAAGCAATTGGTCTCTCATTTCATCTTTTTTACCTGTAGAAAACTTTTCTAGATTGATATAAGACTTAGCTAAATCGTCTAGTTTTACTTCACCAGTATCAGCATCCCAAAATTTTTCTGGGATATGTTCTGGTCGTTCAGGTATAGGTACATCAGATGTTTCACGTGAAACATCATCTACTGGTGCAGTTTCTACTGCTTCTTGTGTTACTTGTTCTTCAGCCATTTGATTTCTCCTTTATAGTATTTTGACTTAACCCTTTGTTAGTACGTCTTTGTATAAGACCAACAAGATATCTTTGTCCCTCTAGATGTCTTAGCGATTCATTTGATATTTCTGGACCAGCTACTGCATCTATAGTTAAAGATTTGAGATATTTTAATACTTCGGATCCACCAGTTGAAGTGAACATTTTGTAAAACAAAGTATTTAAGTTCTCCTCATCTTGTGGTTTTCTTTGGATATTATCCAAACCAATAAGAATATTGGGCTTTTTCTCTGTCATTTTGACTCCTTATGTTTTTTTATTTTTTTTGTTCATAGGTTTTTTTGCAGATTTATTGCCATTTTTATTATTTTTTGGCGGTCTGCCTACCTTAGAACCGTAAGTACCTTTACCGTATGGCATAGTTACCTCCTATTCTTCAGGAGTTTGAGGCTCCTGCATTTGTTGTTGTTGCATCATTTGCTGCATTTGTTGAGCAAATTGTTGCATTTCTTCCTGCGATCTAATTAAGTTCTCAGGAATGCCTAGCTTTTTAGCTACAAACTTAGCGACTTCGTCTTGTTTAACCAGTATATTGGCTAACTCTGGACCAACTCTGCCTTGTATCATTGCTAAAAATCTGTCTACTGTTGCTACATCTTGCTGATGTTGAGCTTGTGCTAATGGGCTAGATGATTGAATCTTAACTTCTCTGCCATTAACTTTAGGTATTTTAATTCTTCCTTGCTTTTTAAGTATATAAACTACTCTTTGAAGCACTGGTGCAACCATTTCTGATTGTAATCTACCAAATGCTGCGCCTATTTGACGTGATAAATCAGCTTGTCTTTCCGCAACTTCTGTTGCAGACATAGGTGTTTTCTCATTAGGATTGCCTAACATGTCGTTGTATAAGGCTTTTTTAATATTGGTACGCATATCACGTAGTACCAAATCAGATACATTAAAGTTACCTGCTGGTCCTACTGGCTGTAATCCTGCAGATCCTGGAGCTTTCGGTATGATTGTTCCTGGAATAAGTGCAATGTTATCAACATTAATTACCCCATCATCTTCTACCTGATACATACCAGATATAGACATTTGTGCATTTTCTAGTATTAATTCTACAGTTAAGTTAGCTGTTTTAATTGCTGGCAGGGCTAACATCAATGGTCCACGACCATATACTTCACCAGCACATTTAGACCATCTGTATACAATAAATGGGTTAGAACCTAGTCCTTTAAATGTTTCTTCATGTAATTTATGCTCATGTTCCTTAGCAATAGCACAAAATTTGTACTCTTCTTCTTTCATGTTGTAGTAATTTCTGTATACAATTTCTATTACTTCACATTCTTTTTCAGGATTCTTTTGCATATCCATCATCATTTTTTCTGAATACTCTGAATTTGGATAGGCAACAGGTAATTCTTTCATACGAATCATACGTTTTCTAAACACATGATCGACTTTATCATCATGTCCAGATGTCATACATACATGAGGTAGTGGTATTGCTTTAAATCTAATAGGATTTATAGCATCTCCCTCCTCAACAAGCAGTACTCCTGTACCTAATGCTATGTCTAGAAATGATTCATGTATCTCTTGAGAGAAGTTAGAGTTCTGTAATATCTCAAATACATACTCTGTAACCTCGTCAAGTACAAGATTTACCTCTTTTTGTTCTTCTCTAGGTACTTCACTACCAGCTACAAAATCAGCCCATCTTGCGTAATTAGGGACGATTCCTGACTGTAATCGTGATGCAAACTCTTGAACCCCTACTACAGCAGTTTCATCGAATATCTTTTCAGTTCTTCTTCTGCCTGGCTGTTCAGTATAAAAGCTTTCATTTTGAGGTAATGCATACTCATAGCATTCTTCAAAGATACTTTTCCATTGGTCTTTGACTTGCAAAGCATGTTCATATCTTTTCAAAAGCTGTTTAGTAGGCGAATCATTCAGATTAACCTGCGGTTCAATCTTTGCTTCTATGACCATTATGCTCCGAGTGTATCTTTACTCATCAAACCTCTGTCGAGTTCAAATCCTCTACCGCCTTTAGAACCTGCTAATAGTGAACGTCTGCCACGTCTACCGTAAACAGATGCAACTCTATCTTCATAAGCTTCTTCTTTAAGACGTGTAGCTTCATCTTGCTCACGTTTAATAGCTTGTTTTTTCCTAGCTTCTTCGCCTGGATCTGGTGGCGGTGTACCGCCTCCTCCTGAACCACACATATTATCTTCTCCTGTCGTAGATTGATTTGGGTTTTAAATCAAATACATTAAAATTCTTTTTAGCTACTACTGGTTTATTAACTTTATTTCCAATAGTCAAACTTCTACCCTCACCTGCTCCTAAAAGCATATATTGCAAAGCATCATGTATATGAGAGAACCTATTTTTATTTGGTTTCTCATCGTACCTTTCTCCAGATACTTGCATTCTCCTGTAATGATAACCCCCATCAAACCCTTTAATCAAGTTAATACACTTCGGATCTAACAATATTCCTGATTCTCCATCTACCATTCTTGATAAAGTAGCATTAACACTCTCTAATCTTAGGGCTACATCGTTACTTGGAGCTGGTCTTGCATTGATTCCTCGCCCTCTAAGTATCTGAAATGGGGTAGATTCATCGGTTTGTACCCTATGGTCACCTGCTGGATCACCAAATACTATGAACTGTCTAGGCAAATACTCTGCCATTTTCTGTTTCATGACATCAGAAAACCTAACAATACCCATATCTTCTGCTACTAATTCATCAATGATTACCCATCTACTGCGTATTTTCATGCCAAATACACATGCTGGAGTTAATCCAAAGTCTATTCCTACATAGATTGGTGCATCTGGAAGTATAGCTACATCGCCTTTAGCAACGTGTACATCTTTTCTAA